CAAACAAACAATATTGCATGTACATTTGTATTACAAACACCACAACAACATAGTAAAAATTTTGAATAATAACATAATCGGTAAAGAAAAGAACGACCATCGGTAAGACAGAAACAGACAAACGATCGAGATGGTTGAACACTTTAGTGACAAACTCAACAAAACGCCCCAAAATATAAAAGAATCGTCGGATTTTTATTGTGATGAATGACACAGTGGACTTGACATGAGTTATGGTTTCAATTAACAATTCCGCAAATCGCCCGAGATGGTGAACAGTTGAATTAAATCCATGAAGCACATCCTTATGCCCACTCAAAACTTTATCAGCAACAGCTCCAAATAAATCTAATAAAGGATGATAGTGGTTAGTGCCATCGGAAGATGATGGAGAAGGGGAATCAATCGGGGTTCGAACGTGTGGCTGAGAAGGGTTAGTTTCAGATTGAGGTGCAGGGCAAAGCGGGATAGTCAACACATACTCAGGTTTGTACCAAAACCGACCTTCGTATGGCCAACAATCTTCAGATGAAAAGGTAAGAATAAGACAAGATAAAAGGATACTTAAGAAAATCAATGATTTCATGACACAATATACGATGTAACAATTAAGTTAAGCTAATCTCGCATTTGGAATTCCTTACGCGATACATCAATATTAGCACCATAAGATACATAATACAATTCAGAGAACGCGTCTCTACCGGCCAAGGAACACATAGAGGAAATACCCCAAGAAAAATCAAAATTTACGCAGTGTCTTTCACACACAGCAGCCGACAACAGTTTACACAAACCATAGTCCGAAAAATTTTTTTACGTGATCTGAAACGGATACGCGGTAACATTCAACATGATCATAATTGACCAGATCCGCACGACCAAGCTTACATAACAGTTTTATGGGATCAGGGGTAAAATACCACGCACCACAATATCTCGTAAGATATTTAGAACAAAAGTACATATAACGGTATCTAAAGAATTTGACTTCCAAATTAAACAATAATGAATACACATCCACATTATTGTACATATTTAGATTAATCAGGTTCAGACGAGACAAGGGTATATTATAACTAATAACACCCATAAGGAATATGGTGTTTCCCAAAAATGTGCTAGCGTCGCCTGATTTTCGCTGATAAGGGATAAGACATTTCAATTTTGTCGACTTGGAATAGATACGAGTCAACAAATGTGCATTAAACCACAGTTGTATAAAATAATGGGACACTCCAAAGTACCGCATCACAAGACATTCATACTCCAATGCCAAATCTCCCTGTGATTTATCATATTTGGAAATGTCTATCTCAAGCGATCGCTCACCATCAAACAACAAAGAGTCGTCACCACTAAAAACAGCAAACGGTCCATCACGAACGTGAACATTCATGTATGTCTCAAACGAATCCGGTGACATATCAGTGAACATCAACACATTACTACGTAGTACTGAAGTAACACGATACTTAATTTCACGGAAGATGCTACAGAACACAGCATTTACTGATTTTTCATGATACACAATTGTTTGCAACGCGGCATAAGTAGACACACAATCTATCGTAAGATTTGGTTTAGGAGTCCTTTTAATAGAAAACATGTACTCATTCAAGGCGGTACAATGAATAGCATACTCCGGGACAATATGATTAACGACATCGGAGGACTGTCCAGACAACCATTCCGAAACCTCAAATGGACTAACTCTTATAGGTTCCAAATTTCGACAACCCAATTTACTATCGTCACAGCACTCCCGAAGAAAAGCCGATAACATACCGTGCGCAACACTCATAACGTCAACG